TTTGTCTTACTTTTCTTATCTTTCTTGGATCAATATATCTCAGCTCTTGTATCCCTTGTTCTACGTCAGTTTCATCTACAACTGCATGGAAGTATAGTCTTCCATCTACATACCACTTACGGAATAGTTCGTATCCTGATTGAGTTAAGAATAAAAGTTCACATGATTTTTTGAACTCTTCTTTAATACGTTTTTTAATTGATACAGAAAGATCTAGATTATCTAGATTTATATCTACTACGGGTTGAGTAGGATCACTAATAATAGTTTCGTTAATTATATCATCAATAGCATGTTCAACTTCAGGTTGAAGAGCCATTTTTCTATAACGTGTAACAAGTTCTGCTTCGTTCTTAGCAGTTCCTTCAAGGTCCACATAGGTACCATACATCCCACCGGATGTAGTAACGTTGACTGCCCCGTCATCGTATTGTGGTGTTACAAAAGATTGAGCCTTAGACTCTTCTGAGTCTGCTCGTTTGATTTCAAAGCCGAATAATTGAGCCATTTAGAATCTCCATAATGAAAATAGCAGAGAGGCGGACAGTAGTCCGCCCTCTTTCAAATATTTAGGTGCCCGCGCTACCAGTAATGCCACTGACTGTCCAGTAATCATATTGAAATGAAACATCAAATTGAGCTATTTCATCTACGATTTCCCAGGAAAGCGGTACGTCAGAGATATCTGTTGGGAATATACCAACAAACTTATACTCTCTTATAGGTACGCCTGTCTTAGAGAATTGAGTAACTGTAGCATCAGTTTTATATTCTGATGGGCTAGCTTCTCCAAACTCTCTTAAGTTGCCTACGTGACTGTTAATTGCATGAGACCACTCTTCCATAGCATTTCTGATTAGAAAATCTTCGTCATTTATAACTGTAACAGGCCATGGAGCAAATGTTCTGTTACCAGCGACTTTAAATTTTCTTCCAAAATATGGAACCTCTACAAGACCCAGAGTCGAAGCTGGAAGTTGTGAAGCCTTTACCATGAAAGGAGTTTTAAGATCCCCAGCACCATTAACAGGATTATTAATCCTTACTTGGAACAGGGAAGGACGTGCACCGCCTAATACTAGCTGCGATCTAATTTCATTTATATTAAATGCCATCTCTCTTTACTCCTTAAAATTTACCAACTACTTCTGAGAACTCTACTCCTGACCTTACGGCTACGAAGTTAAGTTGTATAAAGTTAATTGATTTAGCAGGCTTGACATATATATCACCTACAAATTCGTTTCTATCTACGACTTCACCAGTATTGTTTGAATCGTCACAAACAACTCTAAAGTCGAATATACCTCTTCGTCCTTGTACATCTCTTAGGAAAGGCTCTATTAAGTTAACAAACTGAGCTCTTGTAAACTCATCATTAAATTCGAATAATGAGAATTGAGCTGCATTACTAATTGCCTTTTCTAGTACTATGAATAAACGTCTTACGTTAATTCTATCAAAAGCACTTGGCTTATTAAGTAATGTTTTGTCTCCAAATAGGACTGTTCCTTGTCCAGGGAATGAAACAACTGGGTTAATACCATTCTTATAGAGTTGATCTCTAAAAGCTAGTCTTGGATTGAATGCTAATTTAACTACATTCTTAATCTGACCTCTGCTGAATCCACCTGGTGAGAACCAAGCATCTCTTTCGCCATCTGCTCTAGCACATAGTCCAGCAATGTCACCGTTCAATGGAATGTATCTATATACATCACCGAACTTATCGTATTGATATTTGTAACCACTGTCTAATATACCGTAAGATGAAGATCGTACTGAGTTTCTAAATGCAATAACGTTATCTGTTTGTGATGATAAGCTAGTTACGTCTACTACATCTGCTCTATCTGGAGAGCCGAATACGACGCAATCTTTTCTTACTTCACAGATGTTATCGATAATATAGTTAAGTAATCCTTCTCCATTAGTTCCACCAACTGCTTTACCAGTTAATAGTAATGAAATATCTACATCAGCTGCATCTGAGAACATATCGTAACCGACTGCTAGATCTCCTAAGCTTATTGCTGATTCAGCGTTACCATCATGACCACCTGAGAAGTCATATTTTCTAGGTAAAGCTGTATTTAAAGCAGCCATTGCTGAACCTAATCCTGATGTTAATGGATTGTTTACTACATATATCCATTTAGAAAATTCATCTAATTTATCTTTCCAGAATAAGGACTCGCCTGATTCGTTTTTAGCGTCTGTTGCTCTTGAAAGGTTAGACCATTTTTCTATAATAGTTCCTTTTACGCCTGTAATGTCTCCACTACCGTCTTTTACTACGATGTGTACTTCATCACCTGCTCCACCTTTGCCTTCTACGTATGGTGAAGTACCTGGTGCTCCATCAAAGTTATCTACATAACCCCAATGTCTTTCTATCACGGTTGGTGATATGTTTGTAGATAATGTATATCTACTTTCGAATGTTATTGTTCTAGTTACGTCATGAACTCCGCCACCTGTGTCGGAATGAACGTCTGAACCACTTACTGCGATTGATTTAACTTGTAGTTTCTGCTCACCAATTGTTGAGTTTCCTACAGCTATTAAATCTCCTACTTGGATATCGTTTACAACTTCGTCCATATAAGCCGAAAGTTGAGTATTTGTTATACCAGAACCTGAAGCGATAACATTTAAATTAGCAGTTAAACTTCCTGTAACAAGATTTAATGTTCCAGAAGTAATATGCGCATTTGTTCCGCCTGTTGCAGCATCAATTGTTACATTGCTCTGCCATGCATTACTTGAATCACAGATTTCTACTTTTAACCCGTCGCCTTTTACGCCAGGATACTTAGCTATAACATGATGATCAGCATTAGCTGTATAGCTTCCTGCGTCAAATAATACTTTGTTCTTAATTAATACACCGGAAGTGTTTCCACCACTTCCTGATACGATACCAGTAGAGTTAAGTGCAGCACTTGAAACTGTTCTGACAACGAATAACTTGTTGCCATAGTTTAAAAAGTTTGATGCGGTAAAGAATGTTTCGAAGTTGGATGCTTTTGGTTCACCAAAACGTGAGACTAAAGTTACTTCGCTATCAACGAGAACTCTTTGCTCAACAGGACCCCACTCAAATACACCAGCTATTGCACCTTCCGTACTGGAAACTGCAGGCACTACTGTAGTTAAGTCGACTTCGCTAACATTTACACCGGGACTGACTTGAAATGCCATCTTATGCTCCTATATTAAAAATTCAAATAGTTTGAATATATTTATTAAAACTTAGGGTTAGAAAACTACCAGCTCCCTTCACGCATATAACCATCTGGTACTGGGTCGAAACCATCGTTTACAACTCCAAATGGCATTACATCTTCTTCGATCATCTTAGCGTGTTGATCTTGAGCGTGCTTTCTAACGTCTGTTTGTGTTAACTCTTTAAAATAATCTTGAATGCTCAACCAACCAAATAATACTAAACACATAACTAAGTCATCATGACAGCCGCCTTCGGCTTCATATGATTCACCTTTTTGAGCAAAGTGTGTAAGCTCTTCTAATATTTTATAGTCAGATATAAATAGACTATCATTTTCTATTAATGTCTTAAGATTTAGGCATCCAGTTCTTTTGACTTGTTTAGTAGTCCTTACACCGAAATACTGACCGCCTGAACCGAATCCAGAGGATAAAACTTGTCCAGCTCTACCTCTTGCAGCTGACATTAATACATTTTCTACTTCTAAATCATTATGTAATGATTCAGCTACTGACATTCCTATATCATTTGACTCAATTAACATATAAGCATTGTTATATTGTCTTGCTAATCCAGCTATGACAGTAGGAAAGTTCATTGGTGATATTTCATTATTTTGATATACCGCTACCACCTTGGCGGGTATCTTCGATACATCTAATACGACAACAGCTGAGTAATCATTATTTACTCCTCTTGCTGTATCACATATAGCGACATACATATGACCTTCTTGAGCTTTTTCGTATACTCTAAAATTTTCATTCTCATGAATAGGTCTTTGATATACTAATCTTTTTAGCACTGAAGGAGAAATAAGAGTATTAGATGATCCTATAAACTCACATTCAAATTCAACTCTAAATTGATCAGCTGAAGTATTTCTTATTGTTTGTTCTTTCCATTCTTTATCTCTGCCAGGTACATCTGACCAATGAACGTCAATACGTTTATATTCATTTATACCCTCCTCACTATCGTTCCATATTTTATAGAATAGATTTAAACCATTAGGTGTAGACGTAATAAGTACCTTAGAAGTTTTACCAGATGAAATCGTAGGATATACAGAAGCGAAAAACTCTTCTTGAATATGCATAGGTACGAAAGCAAACTCATCTAAGTAAATTAAGTTAAAAGATCCACCCCTAATAGCAGATGCAGAAGTAGAAGCAGCTAAAATCTTAGAACCATTTTCTAATTCTACGTTACCTTTGTTCCACTCAACAACTCCTAATTGTAACCATCTAGGTAAATGCTCATAAGCTAAAGATATTCTAGCTAAAATTTCTCTTGATTGTTGAGATTTATGAGCTAATATAGCTATACTAAAAGATTCATTAAACATTAAATACCATAATAATGTTGCAGCAATAGTAGTAGTTTTACCAGACTGCCTAGGCATTTTACATATAACAAATCTTTCATCTTGAACTAACTTAACTATATCTTCTTGAAAATCATATAAATCAAACGGTACTAAACCTTCGTCTATGTTTACAATTTGTATATAAGTTTGAATAAAATAGATAGGATCTTGAGAGCATTTTACAAACTCTTCTATTTGCTCCGGAGTAAACTCTTGTGGAACATTAGCTCGTTTTAGGTTAGGATTACCTAAGTAATTTTCTCTAGCTTGATTCATTGATCTGTTTCTTTATAAGCTTTTGTAGATCACCTGTGCTTCCTACAAACAAAGTATTGTTTACAGTTGATGGATTTTTACCACCATTAGCAGTTGTTTCTATAGTTTGTTTCTTTTTAGATAGATCCATCAATGCTATATTAGCATCAGATAAAGTTCTAACTAATGTAGCAACAACTTCAAACGCTCTAGGATGTTGAGATTGTTGTGCTACTTCTAATAATTCTGTTAATGCGTTTGAGCCATTTTCTATTACTTGATATAAATTACCTCTTGCATATTCAAAGTCATTGTCAAGCTTACTGTCATTAACAATTTCTTTTGCTTTAGTTATATCTTTTTTAAGAGGTTCAAGTTCTAAAAACTCACCAATAGTATCTTTGTTATCCATTAAAATATTTATCTGTCACGAATCCATAGTTATCATTAGCACTTACGCTATCAGTATTTATAGCAACTGTACTATTAGAAGTTGGGTTACCATTAGCATCTAATCCAGGAGTTATAGTTACTCTGCTGGCAGGAGTAGCAATACTATTAATATTGAATACACCTGGTGCACCTGGGTCAACATAAAATTGAGTATTTGCTTTCTTAATAAGACCTTTCTTATCTTCAACAGGACCAAATACATATCCTTTTATATCAAATCTTAAAGTATGAATTAAAGCTCTTCTTGACTCAAAATTACCTTCATAAGTATCTGATGTATTTAAACTTTGAAATACGACAGGAACATCAAAACCAAAATCTAAACCGTCTACTAGTTTTAAAGTGGCTGTAAACTCAGGAGTAAAGTAAGGTAATATTTGCTCTAGTATTCTTACTCCATCTTCTGCGTTCTTAACCATAATAGCTAATTCAAAACCAATATTAAATGGTGTAGGTGTTCCTACGCTAGATAAATTAAATGATTGATCTCTTTTTGCTTGAACTAAATCTCTCATAGGATTCATTCTACGCTCAGGATCATATTGAAACGAGATCATTTCAAAAGACATTCTTGGTAATTGTATTTGAATTTGTCTATCTAAATTAGGATCTACATTTAGTCTTTCAATAAACTTTTGTCTCGGTCCATATGAAATAGGCACTCGCATAGTCTGGATAGTCTCACCAGCATTATTCTCTCTATCTATTTCAATGTTATTAAATAAAGTACCAAAGTAAACTACGTACTTTCTTATAACACCGTTGTAATATTTTTTACCAAACATTAAAAGTTATTCTCGCTAAATGGATTAAACTCACTAAAGTCAATAAACTCTAATCCTTCATCTTGTAAGAATGTAGAGTCATCATCTTTATCTTGAGTTCTCTTATCATAGTTATCGTTTATTATTTCTTGACCTGACTCAGTAATTAAAGGTAAGCCAGTCTCTAAAGTTAGACCTCTTGCATCTAATAAGAAAGATTGAGATCTATCTACTTCTATATTATCTATTTCAGGTATACCAGTACTAAATCTTTCATCAGAATATTCAAATGTCTCTAAAGATAAATCATAAGTCTGTAAATCACCTAATTGATAGAATAGTGCGTCATGTTTTACAAATTTAATTTCAAATAATTTACCTATTCTAGTTGGTGTTGCTCCTTTTACCCAAGGTAAAAATATTAAATCACCTTCTCTAGGTCTTGTTATGTCAGGCTGAAACTCTTCTATCTCTTCAACAAATCTTCGTCTTGCTAAAGTTACATTCATTTGATCTTGAATAGAAAGACCAAATCTTTCCATAAAGGCACCTTGACCCTCATAGCCTTCTACTGAACGAATATATAATTCTAAAGGATAAGCAGTTTCAAATTTAGATAGAACTGCTTCTGAATATAATTGATCTTGCTCTACTTGATTTCTTGGAAGGTAAAATGACTCTTGGCCATATATAGAAATAGCTTCTATAATAAGATCTTCTATAAGTTGTGATTCACCGCTAGCTTCGTAGTTTTGAAAGTAGGTTGATCTTCCTTGTGCTGCCATAGTTCATTACCCTACCATGTCGCTTACTGGTAAGCTGTATGAAGAAATCATTTCGGCTTCTAACTTATTAATCTCTGCCTCAGCTTCTCCCATAATCTGACTACCATTAAACGATACGCCTCCGGGTAACTGTAATCCGCCAAACTTAGATAAATTTGTACCCCATTGATATTTTATTTTTGCCGTTGCATAATTTAAGAGCCATCTATCTTTATAAACATCGTTAAAAGTTTCTGGGTCAACTATTTTATATACTTCAGCTACTACAAACTCACCGGCTTGAAGTTTATCCCAGTCCATATCAACGTATAATCTATTTGTATGTCTATTAAATCTAATAGGTTGTCTTCCTACCAGAAGCTCTTCTATGAATTGTATATGTTGCATATTTGTATAATATGTAACGAGTGATTGATTAAAAGATGTAAGATCATATAAATCATTTAATGCAATTTGATATCTAATATTAAATAAGTTATTGGTGGATAAGTTGTTTCCTATATCAAAAATTCTAACAGCTCCGATAATATTATCTGGTATTGTTAAATATTGATTATCTATATCTTCTTGAGTTATTGATTTTTTATAGAAGTCTCTTTCTACTCCATCAAAATGATAATCCCAATAGTAAGAAAAAGATTCATCTATACGATCCTCTACCTGCATATCTTCAACGTTTATTTCAATAACAGGAAAGCCTAACTTACGTAAGCAATAATCTTTAAATTCTGTTCTACTTGTTGGTAATGCCATCTTATCCCCAGACTACTGAACCACCGCTATCATATACTTTTAATAATCTATTTGAACTATCATATAGATCTTCTATGACAGCATTAGCTGCTATTGTTACATCATTAAAGGATACACTTGCTCCTGTTGCTACGTCTTGACCAATATGTACCCCAGTTGAATTTGAAGTAACACCAGTACCACCTACTACTGCAAAAGATCTAGAAGCAGCTATATTACCACCTCCAGTAAGACCATTTCCAGCAGTTAAAGTAACTGATGTATGATTAATATGTTCGTTTGCTACATAACCTGAAAGACTATGTATATCTATTTCTGAATCGTTAGTAAATAAACCAGATGAGTTAGCTGTTAAACCAGTCTGCGCATTAATTGCAACTGCAGGTTCCCAGCCTTCACCAGCTGAACCTGATACAGTAATACCATTTCCACCAGTAACATTATCTACATAGTTTCCTGAAGTATCAGTTCCTAATGCAATTGCATTTTGTTTTGTATGGAATGCATATTCAGTTCCACCAGCTAGTTTATGTGTCCATCTATCAGCTGATTCATCCCAATAGAATAAAGCATTTGCTGAATCGCCTCTCTCTACTTCTAGTCCTGCATCTACTGATGGTGTACCTGATTGATCTTTAGCTATAGTTATTATAGCATCTGTAACTGCTAATGTAGCTGTAGATACTGTTGTTTGTGTTCCTGAAATTGCTAAGTTACCAGATACGTTTACATCGTTAAACGTTACATTATCTGTAGTTCCTACTGCTTGACCAATATGAACTCCAGACGAATTAACTGAGACTCCAGTACCCGGTTTTACAAAAGTACCAGTACCGTTGGCTGTTATACCATTATTAGCAAGCACTCTTACTGTTGTACTATTTACTGCTACACCGCTTCCAGCACCAACTGATACTGCTGTTGAGTTAGTAACAATACCATTACCTGCTCCTACGGTTAATGTTCTAGAGGAAGCAATAGTACCTCCACCAGTTAATCCGTTTCCAGCAGATACTGAAACAGTACTATGATCTATATTTTCATTAGCAACATATCCAGATAGATTATGTATATCGATGTTGCCTTCAGCTATAAAGACCCCTGTTGAATTAGATACTACTTGATTATTACCTGCAGCTACTGCTAGAGTTCTAGAGGCTGCTATAGTACCTCCTCCAGATAAACCATTACCTGCAGTTATTGAAACTCCAGAATGATCTATATTTTCATTAGCAACATAGCCTGAAAGATTATGAATATCTATATTTCCTTCTGCAATAAAGACTCCAGAAGAGTTAGATACCACTTGATTATTACCTGCAGCTACTGCTAGAGTTCTATTAGAAGCTATTGTACCACCACCAGATAATCCATTACCTGCTGATATAGATACGCTTGAATGATCTATATTTTCGTTAGCTACGTAGCCTGATAGATTATGTATATCAAGATTTCCTTCAGCTACAAATATTCCTGAGGTATTAGATACTACTTGAGAGTTACCTGCTACAACATGAACTCCGGTTGAGTTAGATGCGACACCTGAGCCAGCGGTTACTGCAACTGCAGTTGAATTTACTCCAATACCGTTACCAGCTCCTACAGCAAAAGTCCTTGAAGCAGCTATTGTACCACCTCCAGTTAAACCATTACCAGCTGTTAGAGTGACTCCACTATGATCAATGTGCTCATTAGCTACAAAACCAGATAATAGATCGTGACTAATTCCTGATGCATCAGCGTATACTCCTGTTGAGTTAGCTATTATACCAGAACCTGCTACTACATGAACACCGGTAGAATTAGAAGTTAATCCAAGACCAGATTCAACTGCTATAGCAGTATTATTAGCAGTAATACCGTCACCTTGTCCTGCTGTAATAGTAATAGTTCCTGTTGAACCACCACCAGTTAAACCTGTGCCAGCTACAACATCAGTAATACTAGAATTACCTACGTCGAATCCAGCATCATTGTTAAATGCAGAAAGAGGTATTTCTGAAATAAGCTTTCTTCTATCTGCTCCGTTATCTAATATAATTAATTCATCTTCTGAATTATTAACCGCTTGAGTCATATCAGTTAATTCAGATAAATCTACGGCTAACGTTACAGCTCCTGATGTACCACCACCGCTTAAACCAGTGCCAGCAACAACGGATTCAATGTCTCCCGCGTCGTTTGTAAAAGTAAATTGTCCAGTTCCACTATCGTAACTTAAGTCGCCTCCGGCACTAAATAAGCCTCTTACTGTAGATTCATTAATACTTAATTTTGTTGAGTTAGCAGTTAAACCTGTTCCTGCTTCTACGTGTACTCCAGATGCATTAGCTGACAAACCAATACCAGCATCTACTGCAAATGATCTAGAAGCGGCTATTGTACCACCTCCTGATAGACCGTTTCCGGCTGTTAGAGTTACACCACTATGATCTATATTCTCGTTGGCAACATACCCTGATAAGTTATGGATATCAATATTGCCTTCAACTACATAAACTCCTGATGAGTTAGATAATACTTTATTATGACCTGGCTCTACATGAACTCCAGTTGAGTTAGAAGTTAAACCATTTCCTCCAGTAACAGCTACAGATGTATTATTAACTGTAACACCATTACCTGCACCGACGTTTAATGTTCTGGTTGAAGTTAAATCACCTCCACCAGTTAAACCAGTACCTGGAGATATCTCAACTGAACTATGATCTATATTTTCGTTAGCAACATATCCTGAAAGATTGTGAATATCTAAATTACTTTCATCTACAAATACACCAGATGAATTTGATACTACTTGTGAGTTACCAGCTGCTACTGCTATTGTAGGTGTTCCACCTTCTGCAGCTGAAGAGCCTGAAATACCATTTCCTGCTGTAATTGTTGCTACATAGTTACCTGAAGTATCTGTTCCTAGAGCTATATCAGTTTCTTTAGTATGAAAAGCGTACTCTGTTCCGCCTGCTGTTTTATGAGTCCATCTATCTGCTGATTCATCCCAGAAGAATAATGCATTAGCAGAGTCACCTCTTTCTACTTCTATACCTGCGTCTTGAGAAGGAGTACCAGTTTGACCTGAAGCAATAGTTATTATTGCATCATTAACTACTAAGTTATTAGTATCAACAGATGTTTCAGTTCCTTGAACTGTTAAGTTGCCTGATATTATTACATCACTAAATGTAACATCAGCACTAGTACTTACATCTTGACCAATATGAATACCTGTAGAATTAACTGTAACACCAGTACCTCCTACAGCAGTTAATGTTCTACTAGCTGCAATAGTACCACCGCCAGTTAATCCATTACCAGCAGTTACGCTAACTCCTGAGTGATCTATATTTTCGTTTGCGACATATCCGGATAGGTTATGAATGTCTATATTTGATTCTGCTATAAAAATACCAGATGAGTTTGATACTACTTGATTGTTTCCAGCAACTACTGCGAATGATCTAGAAGCAGCTATTGTACCACCTCCAGTTAATCCATTACCTGCAGTTAAAGTTACACCCGAATGGTCTATATTTTCATTAGCAACATATCCATTTAGATTATGGATGTCAATGCTTGATTCTGTTACGCTTAGAAATCCTGTTGAGTTAACACTTACTAGGTCACCTACTTTTATTAGACCAGATACTGTTGAATTTGCTGATGGGATAGTCTGAGCATAAGTTGAACCGTCGCCCGTACTTAATACAAATGTAGAATTACTTGCAGTATAATCAAAGTCTGATACACCACTTACACTTGCACTTTGAATGTTTGTTACTAGACCTTTTGCATTAACTGTTACGACTGGAATGGTCGTAGTGTTACCTACTGTACTTGCACTAGCACCTGAAGCTGGTAAAGCTGATGAATTAACGACACCTGAACTGCTCGCTATTTCTACGCCGCCTACTTCTAAGCCGTTTTTTACTCTAAAATTTTGATTTGCCATTCGGTTCCCTATCCCCTATATAACTATATCTATTTATGCTTCTACATATTCTACGGAGTACTTAAATGTTGTAGACGCATTGCCAGCTGTAGTTCTTATTCTTACATTACTTCCGCTTACATCTGATGTAACGGTAAATAAACTACTTCCTGATCTTACTGTGGCAAATTCAGTGTCATAAGAGGTTGTACCATCATGGATAACAACAAACGTTGTAGTATGGTAATTGGAACCTTGGGTTGCTTGTATTTTTAATATAGCTGATCTATATGTTGCTTTAGCAAAAGTTAAAAGATTTTCTGCATTAGTAGAACTAGCTGAATGTGATCGGCTTCTCTCCTGACCAGATGTAGTTAAACTTTTACTAGTTTCAACTTTATCGGTTGATGGATTATAAGACATATGCCTTATAAGTTCTGCTATTCCGAATGCTTTAGTTTTTGGCATGTTAAACCTTTATTCCAATACGTTTTACTTTAAACGTTGTTCCTGATCTTTCTGGTGTAACTCTTAATCTAATATTATTACCATTAATGTCACCTGATACAGTATATAATTCATTATTAGAATGAACAGTACCGTATTCAGTTACATATGCAGTTGTACCATCATGTATCAGCAATGCCTCACTAGCTGCAAAAGAATCTGAAGTGTTCGCTTGTATTATATATTTAGCAGTTCTAAATGCATTTTTATCAATATTCATTATTGTTATTGCATCTGTATTAGATGAAGCAACACCTACTGCTTCTGCTAAATCGCCACCAGTTGTAGAAGCGGCTGTTGTTCTTAAAATTTCAACTGTGTCACCACTTACTGCATTAGCAGTTAAAGTAATAGTTGAGTTGTTTGTTTGTGCGTAGTCGTCACCTACTAGAAGTCTTACACCATTTAAATATACATCTTCGTCGCCTGATGTATAAGAGAGTGTATTATTATTTATATCTGCGCCGTTAAATACAGTTGCATTAGAAGATGGCTTATATATAAAACTAAAATTATTTACAGTTAAAGCACCAGCTGCAACATCTTGAAAAGTTATTGCTCCGCTTCCGTCTGTAGTTAAAACTTGATCTGCATTACCGTCTGTAACAGGTAAGGTATAAGCACCGTTCATGTTTAAACCACCAACAGTTATAGTTGCTGGAGTAGTAGCACCTGTTTGAACTACGGAATTAAGAGTTGGAGTAGCACCAGCATCTACAAATGTTAATTGACCACTACCATTTGTTTGTATTAATTGACCTGATGAGCCGTCTTCTGAAGGGAAAGAATACCCGTTTACAGATAGAGAAGTTACATTAGCACCAATTTCAAATATTACCGTTCCATTGGAACCATACATGATTCCATCAGGCAAGTTAACGGCTAACTCACCAGTCGATAATTGTGATGTATTAGGCGCTTGACCAGAAACGGACGAACGCTTAACTAAAAACTTTGCTGCCATATGGGCTATATCCTCTTATATAAGAGGTGAGGGTTTCACTGTCCTCCGATCACCTACTTCTTCTTTTCTGTATTTACAGATTCTTCTTTTTCTACTTTTATTTTATTTTCAAGTTTTTTAAGCTCGATAATTTGCTCATTTGCTAATTGTAGCTGAGCTTTAAGACTTACATTTTCTAAAGTCTTTTGTTGCAATTCAGTATTTATGTTTGCAATATATAATCTAACGTACCCGTCTTGTGGGTTTTCAATACTCATAATAAACCTCTAATTATTTAATAAGTTCCACCGTCAATGATAGCTTCAATGTAAGCAAGATTACTTGCTGTGTAAGAAACTTCGTTTCCTGGTTCACCTGTTATGCCTTCTATAAATACGAAAGCTTTATTTGAATTACTTTTATCTCTAAACATTCCTGAGAACTTCTGAGTATCAGAGTCATCAAATGTCATATAAAGACCAGTATCAACTAAGTCAGCATCAGTAGCTGTTTGGTTAGCAGCTAACTTAATTAAGTTATCATTTATTTCAACTGTAGTAGAAGAAACAGTTGTAGTTGTTCCTGAAACTATTAAGTTACCAGAAACTGTTAAAACACCGCCAACAGTAGCTGCGCCAACAATTGCAGCAGAAGCAGCATTAACTTCACCAGTAATGTCTACATCAGCTCCAGCTGTTAAAGTACTTCCAATAGAAGCAGCACCTACGATTGCTGCAGAAGCAGCATTTACTTCGCCAGTAATATCTACATCAGCACCAGCTGTAATAGTACTAGTTACTCCTAAAGTACTACCTACAGTAGCTGCGCCAACTATTGCAGCAGAAGCTGCATTAACTTCACCAGTAATATCAACGTCACCACTTGCTATAACATGAGAAGCTGATACGTTACCTGAGAAAGTACCAACGCCAGTTACGTTTAATGGTTGAGTTGCTACGACATGAGTTGCGTTACTATATAAGTTATCTGGTTGTACATATACATCAGAACCCATACCACTATGAATTTCACAGAAGTAATAAAGATGATTTGGTGCATCTTGTTCTAATTGTACTCTTGTATAAGCACCTGCATTACCTGGTGAGCCTACTTGCTCATAGATTTTAAATCCACTTGCTGTGCCTTGTGATACTTCTGAACCGTTTGCAGCAGTACCAAATGCTAGTGGATGGCCATTGTTTGTTCCGTCTGATTGGTCAAACCAATATATAACTCCTGGTACTAGTCTTAGTTTTTGCTGTGTTGTTCCATCGATAGCGTATTTATTTCCGCCATCAGAAACTACAGTAACTACATGTTGTGAACCTTTGTTCTCAACTAATAAAGCAGTTGTTGATGTATTAGTTACTACAAGACCGTTATTACCTGTTATAGTAATAGTATCAGCATCTGCGTCTCCACCTAATACTAAAGTACCAGTTGAGGATGTACCACCTGCTGAAATATCATAGTCTGTTTCTGTTTGTTGAATGTCAATTACAGTTGAATTACCTGAAACAGTAATACCACCTGAACCAACAAATTGAATTTGATCATTACTTAATGATGTATTATCAACGTTTAAGTTAACAATACCATGTGTTGCATTACTTGTAGAGGTTAGATTATACTGATCCCCTGATAAAGTAAATGAGTTTCCTGTTGCGTTGGCACTATACAGCTTCTTTGCTGAAATATCAATCGCTAATTCGCCTTCTGTTAAAGTACCATCAGCAGGAGCTCCTGAACCTCTTCTTAATTTAATTAATGCTTGTCTAGCCATTTTTACCTCTTAATCTTTATCTGAAAGGAGATGTTTTTCTTTTTACGTCTTTCAATTTTAAAGCTTTATTTACATTTATGTTATTTATATTATTCAGGTCGTCTACTATATCTCTTAAAACTTGTACCTCTGCGGTTAGTTTTTGATTCTCTTCTGATAAATCATCTATAATAGTTTTCTGATTTAATACAAATCTACTTAATACTTTAAGTTGGACCTCTCCTAGTTCATCTGAAAGTATTTTATTTTCCCAAAATTTCCATTTCATTAATAAGTTCCACCATCTAAATCACCAAAGTCAACGTCGTTATCTGTGACTATCATTACCTGACCGTTAGACCCGGTTTTAAAATCCATTGTGCTTGAGTTAGCTGAAGCTAAGACTGCATTAGCAGTAAAGCTAGTAACTCCGGTACCACCATCTTTCACTTCCAGAGGTGCTGATAAACTAGTTATAGTTGCATTAACTAAATTAGCATTGCTTAAGCTTGCTCCGCTAAAACCAGTATTACCATTATATTTAGCTCCTGAAATAAAGATACCTTTACCAGCAGTTACACCTGAAGGTAAATTAGTTCCTATAAAATGAAGTACGCCTGATTGATAATCAAAATACCATTCATCGCTATTTCCTGAGCCAGTTTCAAATAGTTGTGTTCCGTTAGAAGCAGGATTACCTGATCCTGCTGTATCAACATATACTTTTAATTGATATGTTGCTCCAAAAGAAGAAGGTACCCAATTTGTTATATTTGACTTCCATGTACGTCTAGCAGTAGACGTAACATCTTCTGTTGTTGCTTGTTCTGTATATATTATTAATGGACCTGTATTTGCTCCAGGTTGAGTGCTTGGAATACTTCCTGCGTCAGTCCATATAGTAGAAGGTTTTATTATAAATTCAGATACAATAGATTCGTTAGGAGCTTTCTTATTTGCATTAGTGTCGGTTTTAACTTTACTAAATCCTATCTTCTTCCAGAGTAAATCAACTTTTTGTGTATCTGATATTGCCATTATGATATCTCTAATTTAGTTAAACTTTGACCGCTACTTAATCCTACAGAAACTAATATTTGATTATTAGTAGAAGTAGATGCGTTCTGATCACCTAGTGTTAAAGTGAATGAATCATTACTATAACTTGTGCCTGATAGTATTCTATCACCTGAGGTAAATGCACATCCATCTGATCCATTACCACCATTACCTGTATCGGACCCTGGTGTACCTGCTCCACCATAAGTTACTCCAGCATTAACCCAACCGTTTAACCCAGAGGCGTTATCTATACTTGTGCCTGGTGCTGCTATATGAAATGAGGCTACAGTACCAGTTAAAGTAACATTAAAGTTTGCTACGTTTGTTCTTTTAAATGCAAATCTAAAGTATTGAACTCCAGATCTACCAGTATTTAGGTCTGGCCCAACCGGTAAATATCCTGAAGAATAATCTACTACATTATGAGCTAATGTTCCGTACCTTTGAATAGCTTCGTCAGTTCCAGCGACAGTAACTGCGCCAGTCCAAGCATTGTTAACATAATAGTCCACGTTATTAGCAAAGGTAGGAGTAGCATTAGTTGAACTAAAGTTAGATAATCTTTTGCCGTCCGTATCATATGTTGCTCCTAAGCTGTCTGATACTGGTATTGCATCTTCTCTTACTCCAGATGAATTACCATTATATACAGCTACTTTAGTATTTGCGTATTGTAGAGAAGTTCCTGTACCATTAACATTTTCCATATTCATGGCAAAGCCTTCTACTCTTCTTCCTCCACCATTAACTGCAATTTGGAATGTTTCTATACTAACATTAGCACCTACTCCAGTATTAGCTTTAGGATAACCAGATGCTAGAGTTGATGAAGGTAAAATTGAATAACCTTTAGTTTGATTTGCAAATGCATTACCACTATCTCCTTCTATATTAGTACCGTTAGAAATATTAAATGGAGTAGAATCATTTTTATAAAATTGCCCTGCTACATTGCTTACTAAAGCACCTACTACATTAAGAGATGCATCATTAGTATAATAAGGTACGCCTGAAACATATGCTAAAGTACCTGCAGAGTTCTGTGTCAAGGTAGTTCCATTAAAGTTCATTACTGGAGTACCTGTTAAATTATCTTTAGCAAATTCTAATACGGAAGTATTACCAGTAGCCGAATGGCTTAATTTATAAGTATGAGAACCTGTTGCTAAAGAAGACTTGTTTATTCTAGCTCTAAAGCCAGAATATAATCCAGGAGCATAAATTCTATTTCCTGATGAGACGCTTGAACCGTCATTACCAAAATTATAGAAGTCTAGCTCATCTACTATAGTTAGAGCGTTATTTGATCCTGTATCGTCTCCAGATGTAAATGAGATAGAGCCGTCAACTGAACCATCAACTATAGCAGATAAAGAACCTGCTCCTGCATTATAAACCACTTGTGAATTAGCTTCACCTGATGTTTGAATGCTACCTGTTGTAGTGTATCTAGTTACTGAATCTCCTGCAGCGAATGAGCCTTCAGATGTATTATTAATAAACCCTGAAGCTAATCTAGGAGAAGAACCTACTGAACTAGAAGTTAGTGTTAATGTTTTACTTGAGAGCCCCTCTGGAGCTGCTATACCAGTATTGAATACCTTAATTGTCTTTGTCGCTATATCAGGTATTGCTGCTGGGTTAGCTGTTGAATGTGAATTAATTGAAAATGTTATTGTGTTTGTTGATGAACCTGTTCCGGTAGTATACGTATGGGATAATCTTCCTCCCTGAGTACCACCTGCAACAGAAGTATTAGCAATGGCTGAAGTATCTCCATCACCCCAGTTAACAAAGAAAGTAGCTACTACATCATTAGCATTAGTAGTTTCATTATCTAAATATATTACTTGATTAATATTAGCTTCTGTAATCTCTGATCCGCCTGACGAAGCATCAAATATATCAAAGTCAGCATTAGGATCACCTGTAAATAAAGTAATTAAATCCGTAGCTGTTGTTGTTGCATTATTTCCTTCACCTAATGCATTAGTATTTCTAGCAGTGACTACAACATCAAATGGTGAACTAGCATTATTAGTATAGGTATGAGTAGGGGTAGCGTCTGTAGTATTATTTGTATAGTTCCCATCACCCCAAGCAATATCATATCTATCAGCATTACCTACTACACCAATAGTTAATGTACTTGTTAAAGGTGCTCCACCAGTATTACCTGAATTACAAGTTACAGTTACGTCTCTTACATAAGTATTTTGATATACATTAAACATTACTTCATTTAATGAGTCAACGGCATCTGCAACTGATGTAGTGTTTGCTATAGATGTTACTGCACCTTCTATATTCCCAGAACCTGAGCCATTTGCAAAGACTCCATCTGTTGGTGCTCCTATTTGTGTTGTATTACCAGTAGTACTTACACCAGCAATTTGAGTATCAACATAATTTTTATTTGCCACTTGGGAAGCAGCTGCTGGATCAGATGCAACAGTTATCTGATTAGCATAAACATGTTTATAATTATTAGTTGTTGAACCTAGATCATATGTTACATTATCAGAAGGAATAATACTTGTATTAACAGTTGCTCCTAATGATATTACATCACCACCATCACCAAGTTGTATACTTGAACCTCTTAAAATAAAGTCGCCGTTAACTGTTAAGTTATTAGAAATGGATAAATCATTAGCATGCAATGTACCAGTTAAGGTCATTACTGTTGAATTGGCAGCTATAATTTGAGGTTCATGAACTCTAACAGTTGAGCCCATACCAGAATGATTACCACAATAGTAAAATAATCTAGTCGGAGCATCTGCTTCTAAAGATACTATTGAATAAGAACCTGCTTGTCCAGGTGTTCCTACTGAAGTAATTCCTGTAGTAAATTCTGAACCACCACCATGAGTTCCATCTGAAGTCTCACTAAATTTAAGAGGATGATTAGCATTAGAATTATCTGAAGTATCAAAGTAATATTTTATACCAGGTAATAATCTGAATACTTGCTGAGCAGTTCCATCTATAGCATATTTGTTTCCACCTGAACTTACAACAGTAACTGTATGCTTAAAGCCTTGAAAAGCAGCTTCGGTAATTGATAGGTTAGGTAAAGTAGCATTAGTACTTATTACTATATTATTAACCGTTGCAGTACCGTCAACTGTGAGAGCAACTGTTTTAAGATCGTCTACGAAAGATGAAGCATTAACTACTATTGCTTGATTAGCTGTTAATGTCCCAGGTGTCCTTTGACCTGCGATAGGTACTCCTACGTTAGCAACTGAACTACCTACGTATAGAATATTACCATTAGTAGTAAATGCTAATTCACCAAATGAAATATTTGCAAACGCGTTTACGGATTGCGAACGTTTTATCTGAATTAAATCGGACATTAGGTTACCTCACCACCATCTATACCACCTCTTGCTGAGGCTACAGAAACAGGTACAAATGTATTAGATGAAGAGTTATAAGCAAGTACTTCACCGTTTGCTACAGTTTGATAATTAATATTTAAACCAGTTATATCTGTTGTCGCTGTTTGGTTTTTTATTATCTTTGTAACAATAGGAGTTGATGAAGATTGAATTGTTGCAACTGTATTAGCCATTAGTATGTTATCTCCGGAGAAACAGTTACTTGACCTTGTAATACTCTATTAACTGTAGAGCCACCTCCTAAAGAAACTTCAACATCATACATGTAACGTCCAGGAGGAATTGCTCCAGTAGTGGAGTTATTAGCTGAAAGAGTTAAAATTCCGTTTATTGGATCAGTAGCAGAAGCACTGATAGTGTAAGAAGTATTTGAAGACCAGTGTTTACGAATTGAACAATTCGCATCGTAACCAGTTAAATTAAATACTGCTCCATTAGCTTGTGTGACTGTAACAGCCAAAGAAAAGTCAGAACCTTTATCTATTATAATATTTGCGCGCGTAGCCATTTACACCTCTATTTTAAGTATATTTAGGCTATTTTAAAACGAGGGTACTACGCTTCTTCTATTTCTTCACATAGATCTTCCCAGATCATTCTATCTGGAATAACAGTTGATAAAGTAAACCTATTACTTTCTGCATAAGCACTATGCCAGCAGGCAGTTTCACTATCAGCTAAAATAGGAGTAGTATATGTTTGCTCACTCCTACCATACTTTCCTTTTAACTTATCTTCCCACTTATTAGGATCTGAAATAGTATCATAAAATATACCAGCTCTAGCCACCCAACCAGGCTTATCTTTATATTCTATTATCTCTCCTTCATCATAAGTATAGAACGATCCCTTACCAACTTTATTATAATGTAATAAGATATTATGACCAGGTGCATTACCATTATGATGCCAAGGAATATGGGCTCCAGGAATATAAAAAGCACATAATGCCATTGCTGAACCACCCAACCATTTAGCTGAGATATCATATACCATATCTCTAAGCCATGCAAAGTCTTCTTCATGATCTGTCCATAATTTTTTACCAGTTAAAAAAGGTTCTAAGTTAGGAAAGCCTTTTGTTTCATGATGTAAAGGTCCTAGTTCTCTCATAAGTTTCATTTGATATTCTAAATATTCTCTACCAACAGGACTCATTTGTCCCTCTTTAAGAGTATCATTCATACTCCATGGTAGTATATCCCAATGTGGGCTAGCTACATAAGGGTCATCTTTAGACTGTTCTTTTCTTATTGCAGGACATTTAAAGTCCCACTCTTCTTTTAACTTTCTATCTAGTAAAGTTTTATTTTCAAATATCTCATCTACTTTAATTGCTAAAGCATCTAATTTTTCTATAAGTTCTGGATTTTTTAATTCCAAAGTTTGCATTTTCATACAGGATTCCCTCCAGGCCCCATACCAGGTTGAAACTCATCTTCTTTATGTAATCCAGGAGTTTTATCCATTAAGGGTCTATTTACAGGATGGTGTTTAATTATAGGAGTTAAGCCGCCATGAGAGCGTTCATCCATATAATGGTTCCAATTCCATCTTAACATTTTATGTTTATTATTATTTTCTACTTCTTGTATTTTAAGATCGGGTATTAATTTCTGATGTATCCACCACCAAGTAAATTGATCCCATGCTCTATTCTTAAAAAATATTTCAGGATGGTCATTCCAAAATTTATCATTGCAGTTTATATTTAAATACTCTGTCCACCAAAGCTTCATAGCTTCTATTGAATTAGGATGCTTATCATTATTCCACCATAAGAAAAAACCACCATGATATCTTAAATGTCTTTCCTTATCATTATCACGTACTTCATTTTCACCATCTTCTGTATAGATTGCTGTAGTAGAACCTGTATGAGGGTCTATTACAGTAAAAGAACAATCATGATCATCATCTAATAAATCAAAGACTCTATTTATTTCTTCATCTACTATTTCCATATCAGCATCTAGATAGCATGTTTTCTCAAACGGTGTATGTTGCAATGCCCATAATTTAGATCTTACGCTTATAGGGAAACCATCACTAACTACTTTTACTACTGAATCTAATCTTTCAAATTCTTCTACCCATTCAGGATGGCAAGCAACCATAACTTTAGGGTCGTCATAATAATCTTCTAAGCT